GAACACGCAAGACTCGCCCTTAGATTTATCTTCTGGCTTTGCTTTAACTGCTTCTAATTGCGTGATTGACCAATTTGGTCGTATTGGCGCACGTAAAGGATACACTCTTGTAAACGCTTCATCAGGCAACCTAGGCTCTAACAATGTGGGTGTAATCCATGAGTTAGTCCAAACTGATGGCACTTTGACTGTTCTGTTTGCGGGAAACAACAAGCTATTCAAACTTGGTACTTCTAACGCAGTGACTGAATTGACCTATGGTGGTGGCGGTTCTGCCCCTACTATTACGGCATCTAATTGGCAATGTGCATCTTTGAATGGCATAGCTTATTTCTTCCAAACTGGTCACGATCCACTCATCTTTGACCCCGCAGTAAGTACAACTACTTATCGCAGAGTGTCTGAGAAATCAGGTTATGTGGCTACTGTTCCTCAAGCAAATATTGCCATCTCAGCTTTTGGTCGCTTGTGGGTAGCTAATACATCTACAGATAAGGTCACTATTACCTTCTCTGATCTGATTGCGGGTCATGTATGGGGTGGTGGTACTTCAGGAACATTGGATGTTTCTAGGGTTTGGCCTAATGGTGCAGATGAAGTGATGGGTCTAGCGGCTCACAATGATTTCTTGTTCATCTTTGGTAAACGTCAGATTCTTGTTTATTCTGGTGCTTCTACACCTGCATCCTTGGTTTTGTCAGACACAGTAGGCTCTATTGGATGTATTGCTAGGGACACTATTCAGTCAATTGGTACTGATGTGATCTTCTTGTCAGACTCTGGGGTTCGTTCTCTGATGAGGACAATCCAAGAGAAGTCTGCACCTCTTAGAGACTTGTCCAAGAATGTGCGTTCTGACCTTATTTCATCTTTGGCAGTAGAGACTCTGGCTAATCTGAAGTCTGTTTACTCAGAAAAGAATGCGTTTTACTTGTTGACTCTTCCAGTAACAGGTCAAGTCTTCTGCTTTGATACAAAAATGCAATTGCAAGATGGTGCTTTTAGAGTAACTAAGTGGGACTCTATTACGCCTACTGCTCTGTACTCACTCAGGAATGGTGATCTGTATATTGGTAAGAGTGGCTTTATTGGCAAGTATGGAAGTTTCTTAGATAACACTTCTACTTACCGATTGAGCTACTTTACCAACCATGCAGACCTTGGTAACGAAAATCAGATTTCTATTCTCAAGAGAATCAAGACCATCGTTATTGGTGGGTCTAATCAGTTTGTGACGATTAAGTGGGGCTTTGACTTTGCTGCCAACTATTTGTCAGGCAATGCTTTCATCCCTACTCAACAAAACTATGAGTACGGCCTTGCTGAGTACGGAGTAGCAGAATACTCAGGTGGACTCTTGATTAAGACACTAGATGTAAATGCTTCTGGTGCGGGTAAAATTGTTCAAACAGGTTACGAAACCACTATCAACGGCACTCAACTGTCAATTCAGAAGATTGAAATTCAATCTAAGAACGGGAAAATATCATGAGTGCACTTCTAAAAGTTGTTAAGACTTCAAAAGTTTGTGGATGGTGCAAAATTGATAAACCCTTAACTGATTACACAAAGAACAATGCGGCTTCAGATGGCTTGCAATACAAATGTAGAACTTGTGATTTAGCCTATCAAGCAAAACGCAGGGCTGAAAATTACGAAGAAGATCTTGAATACTCTCGGACATATCAACGCAATAGACGCAAAAACTTTGACTATCGCTTGCAAATGTTAATTAACGCATCAAAGCAACGAGCAAAAAATAAAGATCGTGAGCATACGATTACTGTTGAAGATGTGAAAGCAATCTATCCTAAAGATGGATGTTGCCCTATTTTTGGAATGAAATTAGAATTCAATACTGCTGGATTTAGAGAAACAAGTCCTAGTATTGACCGCATAGATTCAACAAAAGGTTACACGCCAGATAATATCCAAATAATTTCTTGGAAAGCAAACCGAGTCAAAGGTTATGCGACTTTACAAGAGTTGGAAATGTTAGTGGCATATTTGAAATACGGAGAATGACATGAGCCAATACACAAAAAGTACCAACTTTGCGACTAAAGACAACCTTAGTCCTGGTGATCCGCTAAAGATCGTCCGTGGTACTGAGATTGACACTGAGTTCAATAACATCTCTACTGCTATCTCTACGAAGACAGATAACTCTGCTGCCGCAATTACTGGTGGTTCGATTACTGGTATCACAGATTTAGCCATTGCTGATGGTGGTACTGGTGCTTCTACGGCTACTGCGGCTTTGAATAATCTATTACCTAGCCAAACAGGTAATGCAACTAAGTATCTCCAGACTGATGGCGGTAACGCTTCTTGGGATGCTATTAGCCTTTCTACTTCTGACATCACAGGTACTCTGCCTGTCGCAAATGGTGGTACTGGTATTACTTCCTTTGGTACTGGTGTAGCTACATTCTTAGGTACTCCATCCAGTGCTAATTTGCTTGCAGCTGTAACAGATGAAACTGGTACTGGTGCTCTGGTGTTTGCCAATACTCCTACTCTTGTAGCACCCATACTAGGCACACCAACTTCAGGTAACTTTAGTTCTGGTTCATTTACTTGGCCTACATTCAATCAAAACACCACAGGCACAGCGGCAGGTTTGTCTGCAACCTTGGCAATAGCTTCTGGTGGAACTGGTCAAACAACTGCTAATGCGGCTTTTAACGCACTTGCTCCCTCTCAAACATCTGCTTCTGGCAAGTATTTGAAGAGTGATGGTACGAATACTTCATGGGATGCTTTAGACATCTCTACGGCTGATATAACAGGCACTTTACCTGTTGCAAATGGCGGTACTGGTGTAACTTCATCTACTGGCACAGGCAATGTAGTGTTGTCAAACTTGCCAACACTTGTCACTCCTATCCTTGGCACTCCGCAGTCAGGAAACTTCAGCACAGGCACATTTACTTGGCCTACGTTTAACCAGAACACAACTGGCACTGCTGCGGGTTTGTCTGCCACTTTAGCAACAACATCGGGCGGCACAGGCTTAACATCATTCACATCAGGCGGTGTGGTTTACGCATCTAGTTCTAGTGCATTGGCTACTGGGTCTGCGCTTACTTTTGATGGGACTAATTTTGCAAGCACAGGAATTATTACAAGCACCAATGTAAATGGATTGCGGGCAGTGTATCCAAGTAGCGCAAGTTTTTATGGGCAATTAGATTCTAGAGATGGAAACACATTTTTGTCTGCTGTTGGAAGTACAGCGGCAATTGTTTTTAGAGCAACTAATGGCGCATCAACAACAGCGGAAGGTATGCGACTTACAAGCGTAGGATTAGGTATTGGAGAGAGCGCACCCGCACAAACGCTTCATGTAAAAACAGCAACATCTAGCACACCAATTACTTTGGGTGTGTTGTCAAATGCTACAGGCTTGCCAGCTTTGTCATTTAATGGTGCATACGCATCAACCACAATGGCGGGTATTTATGGCAATGGTGCAACAGCTAGTAGTCTTTATTACGAAGTCCCATCTGGTCAAAGTCACTTCTTTGGTATTGCTGATTCAACTAAGTTAACCCTCGACTCATCAGGCAATCTAGGCTTGGGAGTTACTCCGAGTGCTTGGGATAGCGCATTCAAGGCATTTGATATAAACACCAATGGGTCGTTGTTTGCTTCAAGTGCAACTACTCAGATTTCGTCAAATGCGTATTACGCAACCTCTAGCTATCGCTACAAGGCAAGTGGCAAGGCTACTTTATATGTGCAAAGTTCTGATACAGCCTCACACGCTTGGTATTTAACCAATACATCAGGCACAGCAGGAAACGCTATCTCCTTTACTCAGGCGATGACTCTGACATCTGGAGGAGATTTGCAGTTAGGAACTACATCTTCAACATTTGGCAACAAGATGACCATTGTTGGCGGTGCGGGTGGCGATGCTTATTTGACAGTAGGTGATGGAACACGCACAGGATATATTGGAAGCAATGGAACTGAAGTAAACATTGGCTCTTACTCAAATACGCCAGTTACTTTCAATACCAATGACACAGAACGAGCCAGAATAGACTCTAGCGGTAACTTAAATGTAATAGCCAATATATCTAGAAATGGAGGGTCTGCATCTTCGGATTCGCTATCTACTAAATTTAATGGTTCAACAGAGCAAGGACTTGGCGCATTAGATTCCACAGATACCACAGACGCATTTTTTGCAATATTTAGAAAAGCAAGCGGTGGTTCAATTGCTTCAATTAGACGAGTAGGTACTACAGATGCAGTTATTTACAACACTACGTCCGACTACAGATTAAAGACTGTTCTTGGTTCTGTAACAGGGCAAGGCGAAAGAATTGATGCACTTCAGCCTATTCAATACGAATGGAAATCTAATGGCGCACGCACTCGTGGCTTCTTAGCTCACCAATTCCAAGAAGTTTATTCAAGCAGTGTTTCAGGTGCAAAAGACGCTGTTGATGAACAAGGCAATCCTTTATACCAAGCAATGCAAGCTGGAACTTCTGAAGTTATTGCAGACCTTGTTGCTGAAATTCAATCACTACGTCAGCGTCTTTCTGCCGCTAATCTTTAAGGACTGACATGACTTTGACACAAGATGAAGCGCACAGATTGTTTGAATACAGAGATGGACTGTTGTTCTGGAAGATTAGACCTTTGTCTGATTTCAAAACAAAAGGTCGCCATGAGCATTGGAACGAAAGATATGGTTACAAGCAGGTTGGAAGTTGTGCGGGTATATATGTAAATGTTTCAATTAACAAAATACGCCATCAAGTGCATAGAATAATTTTCTTAATGCAACATGGTTATTTGCCCAAAGTTGTTGACCATATAAATGGAAATACACAAGACAATAGAATTGAAAATCTTAGAGCCGCAACACATACTGAAAACATAAGAAACTCTAAAATTGCTAAGAATAGTTCTTCAGGAGTTAAAAATGTTGTTTGGCATAAGCAACGTCAAAAATGGGCTGTAAGGATTATTGTTGACAAGAAAAGCAAATCTTTTGGTTTGTACGATGACATTGAACTTGCTAACCTTGTTGCACATGAAGCAAGAAATAAATACTTTGGCTCTTTTGCTCGTCACTTTTAAAGGAAAATTATGACTATTGCATATACATGGAAAATTACCCAGACCGACTATCTCACCGCAGATGGTTTCATAAACTGTGGGCACTGGACTGCAACTGCGGTTGATGGAGACTATACGGCTTCAATCTACTCCACAGCATCTTGGCAAGCAGGAACACCAACAATCCCATATGCCTCCGTTACTGAAGCAGAAGTGTTAAATTGGGTATGGGAATCTGTTGATAAACAAGCCACAGAAGATGCTCTGGCGGCTAATATTGCTTTGCAGAAGAATCCTGTTACTGCTACTGGCACACCTTGGGGTCAAGCATGAAATTAGAGTTAGACGTTAACGAGATTAACTTTGTATTGCAGACTTAAAAATGGCTGTCCTTTACAGATTAACTTCACCATCAAATAAGCAGTACATAGGTATTGCAAAGAATGGTTTACAGAATAGATTTTCTATTCATGTTTCAGAAGCTAAGTCTGGGAGTAGTACTGCCTTACATAAAGCTATTAGAAAATATGGCCCTGATGCGTTTGTTAAAGAAATTCTTGTTGTAAGCGATTACGAATACATAAGAGACTTAGAGATAAAAGCAATAGAAGCATTTAATACAAAATCACCAAAAGGCTATAACTTAACTATTGGTGGCGATGGAACAACTGGCTATTCTCATACTGATTTTGCAAAACAAAAAATGTCTGATTTGGCAAAGATAAGAATGGCTGATCCAAAACGAAGAAAACACCTGAGTGAATTAAATACAGGTAAAAAACTGTCAGAAGAAACAAAAGAAAAAATTGGGTTGACATCTTTAGGCAGAAAAAACATGCTTGGTAAAAAGCAATCAGATGAAGCAAAAAGAAAAATATCTGAAGCCTTAATGGGAAACACACATACTAAAGGTATGGCATTTTCAGATGAGCATAAAGCTAAATTATCTGCCGCTGGTAAAGTTAGAGTTTTTACTGAGCAACATCGACAAAACTTGCGTAAAGCGCAGTTAGGTAGAAAATACTCAGATGAAGTTAAAATGAATATGTCAAATGCGGCAAAGATTAGAGAGCAAAACAAAATGGAAGAAAAAAATGCAAACATTTAATTTAGAGTTAACTACAACAGAAGTAAATTTTGTTTTAGAAACACTCGGTTCATTACCAGCAAAATCAGGCGTATGGCCTCTTATCGTAAAGATTAAAGAACAGGCTGAAGCGCAAGTTCCTAAAGAAGCGGAGTAAACATCATGGCCGTAACCAGTCGACAAATTATAGATTTCTTGCTTGCTAATCCAGGCATGAGTGATGCCGACATTGTTGCGGCTATGGAGACTTATAAAGTATCTCCTGCTCAAATGGCTGAAGCTGTTGGGCTAAAAGAAGGTGAAGTTGCTTCCCGTGTAGCGGCTACTGTTCCTCAAGGACAGACTATTACCCTTGGAGATACGGTTGTTCAACCTGTTTACCAAGTAACTGGTTCTGGTGAAGATCAGCAAATTGGTGGTATTGAGAATGTTATTACCTACAAAGCCACTGATAACAGGGCGGGTGGATCGTTTACCCAATACACACCCACTGGTGAAGTAGAGCAAACTGGCACTCAACAAGAAGTTAAAAGTGGTTTAAAAGAGTTTGCAATAGGTGCGGGCTTACTGTTTGGTTTGCCAAGCATATTGAATGCGGGTGCAGCTAGCGCACCTGCAATAGGTAATGGTGCTTTTTTAGGTGAGGGCGTTGCTTCAGGAGTTCCTGCTTTTGATGCGGCTTTTACATCAGCGGGTGGAACATTTAATTCTGCCTTTGGTCTTCCTGTTGGTAATGGGGCTTTCTTGGGTGAGGGTGTACCAACTGGAATACCCGCATCTGATGCAGCCCTTTTAAATGCTGGCGGTACTCTTAACCCCGCTTTTACATTAGCTCCAGATGGATTATTAGGAACGCCCCCCATAGTAAATGTTGCAGGCGTGCCTCCTACGGGCGTACCACCAACTGCAGTTCCTCCTACTGGCGTGCCACCTACTGGAGTTCCACCCACAGGTGTTCCCCCCGTAGCTACACCACCTACTGGTGTTCCTCCCGTTGTACCTCCAACAGGTGTACCCCCTGTCATTCCTCCTATTTCTACTGTTATCCCTCCAATTGCTGATTTGTTAAAAACAGGTTTAACTGCGGCTCAGATTGCCGCATTATTGCAATCTACTGCACAAACTGGTGCGGGTCTTTTGCAACAACAGACATCTCGTGAAGCGGCTCAAAAAGCGCAAGCAATGATTGATGCTGAGACTGCCGCTGCTAAACAATCTGCGGCTTTCCGTCCTATCGGGATGACTACTCGTTTTGGCTCTTCACAGTTTGCAATTGATCCTAAGACGGGTCAGTTAACAAGCGCAGGGTACACATTAAGCCCTGAAGCTAAAGCGGCTCAAGATAGGTTTGTCAAACTAGCTGAGTCTGGTATTCAACAAGCCGAAGGCGCACAAGCTCAATTTGCTCCTCTTCAAACAGGCGCACAAACTTTGTTTGGATTGGGTAATCAATACTTGGCACAGACTCCTCAAGATGTTGCACAGAACTATCTCAATCAGCAAATGCAATTATTGCAACCTGGTCGTGAGTTAGAGTTGGCTAATCTGCAAAACAGACTCCAACAACAAGGTCGTGGCGGTTTATCTGTTGCTCAAGGTGGCACTTTGGGTGCTACTACTCCTGAACTACAGGCTTTGTTTAACGCTAGAGCGCAACAAGAGGCTCAATTGGCGGCTAATGCTCAACAAGCGGGTCAACAACAGGTTGCGTTTGGTGCGGGTCTATGGGGTACAGGTGCACAGACTATGGGTCAGTACTATGGTGGTCAGCAAGCGGCTTATACGCCTTACACGACTGCTTTGGGGCAGGTTCAAGGTTTGGAGCAAATGGCACAACAACCCTTTGGCATGAGTACTGCTCTTGCTCAACAAGCATCTCAAGCGGGTGCTAATGTGGGTCGTTTAGGCTTATCTGGTGCTGAGTTTAGTACACGATTGGCTACTAGCCCTGCGGCAACAACTAACCCTTACTCAACAGTATTAGGTGGCGTAGGAGCATCTAATCAATTTGGTCAGTTTGTAGGTGGGTTATTTGGTGGTGTTCCAGCAACAACGGCTATGAGCGCACCAGCAACCACATTTGGTACTGGTAACTATTATGGTAGCCAAGACCTTGGTTTATATTTGTAAGGAATCATCATGGCAGAAAATATCGTAGCGGGTCTGTTTGGACTAACCCCAGAAATGTATGGTGAGCGTCAAAGAACAAGTGCTTTGCAAGAAGGCATTACCCTTGCTCAACTAGACCCTGCGGCTCGTGGTGCGGCAATGACCTATGCGGGTGCTAGAGGACTTGGTAACGCTATTGGCGGTGCTATGGGTGTAGAAGACCCTCAGTTGAAGCTAATCAGTACTAGACAACAAGTTCTTGGTCAACTAGATCAATCTGATCCTACTTCTTTATTAAATGGGGCTAAAACTCTTGCTCAGATGGGTGATCAACAAGGTGCTTTTGCATTAGCTGATTTTGCTCGTAAGGCTCAAGTCCAAATTGCTGAACAACAACAGCGTTTGGCGGCAGGTAGAGCATCTGATGCGGCAGCAGGTCGTGAGCGATTCCAAGCCGATCCATTCCAAAAATTAGTGGAGTCTGGTAAATATACCCCTCCAAGTCTTGCAGAGTACCAAAGAACGGGTAAGCCTGAAGATTTAGTTTTATACGAAAAACCAGAGAAACCTACTAAAACTAGTTATGGCCCTGCAGCCGACATACTTGCTAGAGCAGAATTTGGTAAGCTATTTGATGATCTGACTCAGGCAGAAGCAAAAGTAATTGATACTGAGTTGGAGAAACGTGGCATAAAGAAAGCCTCTGCTGGTGCGGCTCAAACAAATGTAAATGCCTTTACACCTGCTAGTGTAGAAGCACAAAAACAATTTATACAGGATGTTGCAAAAGAGCGTTCAGTTCTTCGTACTGCACCTGATACGATTAAAAACATTGAAGCCGCAAAGAAACTTATACCTACTGCAAGCACATTTATGGGTAAAGGTGGAGAGCCTTTGCTGGCTGCCGCTAGTTTCTTAAATAATCGACTTGGATTTGGTATTAGCACACAAGGTGTAACTGATGCTACAGTTCTTCGGACTAGATTGTTTGAGGGAATTCTTGATAATCTGAAGAAATTGGATTCTCAGCCTTCTCAAGAACAACAACGTGTGTTGAGTGAAGCATTGGGTAATCTTGGAACAGACCCTGCCGCATTGGAGCAAATTCTTAATCGTATTG